ATCAGTGAAGCACCGACAATGTCCTCTGGTGAGTAACCCTCATAACGAAAGTAAGGGTCTTGGAAGAATGCTGTCACCATGTAAGAAAGTGTCGTCTCAAGGATTGCATAAGAGTATGGGAAAATAATACTTACTGGCTTCCTTGAGTCATCACTCTTAACCTTCTTTTCCTTTTCATCAATAGGAATGTAGGCTGTGAGGAACTTATCCATCTCACGCCATGAGTTATGACGGTTAGTCATAATCTTAGCACTCTCACGAGCACGTTCAAGGATTCTATCCCTAAGTTTAGTGTGGAACCTATGCCCTGGACGCAAGTCAAGATCATTAGGATAAGAGTAATCAAAATCCTCTGTTATTGAAATAGTATGATCTGGTCCTTGGTCAGGATTAGTTAAAATGTTTGCCATTTATTATCTCCATTTCTCATTATCTATGATGTAGGTGGTGTTAGTTCAATGTAATAAATTGTTAAGCGTAAGGCACCAGCTGAGAAATTTGCTGCTCCACCCACTGCAGTCACTAAGACATTTACACCAGATTGGTATGCTTTTGGGCCTGTAAAGGTTGCATTCGAATCAGCTATATCACCAGTCGTGTCTTTTGCAACCAGAACACCATCCAAGTATAAATCCGTATCTGATCCACTTTCCCCTACATCAAATGACGTAGCACCTTCTATTAAGGTGATTACTCTTGCTGAAATTCCAACTATGATCTCACCAGCTCCAATCGCACCAGCCCATGTAATTGTCGCACAACTCATTGCTGTAAGTTCAGTTGTTCTTGATTTTATATCAATTCTTTGAGCATTGAAAGGATCAAGTAATCCAACCTCACCATATGACGCAAATCTTGGGGGGTCTGATAATCCGTTCACTTCTGCAACGGGTTGACCATAAGCCCATATTTGAGTGCTAAATTCTTTTCCTTGGGGCCTACTTAACACACCATATGCAAGCCCCATCGTGTCACATACAACAGCTATTGCGTGAGTGTTGTTTAAATTTTTAGTTAATGTTATAGATACACCATCTGAAACAGAAGCAACGGTATTCCATTCCTCATTAGCATTACCTTCGTCAAGGACAACAGTACAACCAACATAAAAACCATCTGTATCAGCAATGGAAACAACTTTTAGGGATGATTCAACGTCAACAGTAGAACTACCCCTTGAGCCAGTCGAAAAGTACCCATTGAAAGTTATTTGTTCCCCTAACGTGTCTGTTTTTACTCTGCCAGTTTTTAGTACAAGTTCGACTCCTGTAGTAGCCCAATGGTTGTTGATTACCCTGGACATGCGAATCTGATTGGCTGAACCATTAATAATTCGAATACCGTTGCAAGACATTTCAAACCTTGCTCCATCAATGAGATTTGTCCCACCTTCTTCAACAGCAAAAAAATCTGGACTAGACTCTGAGTTTTCAAAAGATGTACCTCGAAATTCATTATTATTTCCAACTAAAGTAGCAGATAGACAACCGTTGGTAGCATGACCGTTGCCGCCGAAAAATTTATTTTCGTTTATCCATCCAGTTCCACTAACATTCATGTAAAACTCTGAGCCGCCAGCAACGTCTGACCCTGAGTAGTGATGTCTAAATTCGTTGTAGGCAATTCCAGGGCTAGCGATAGATGTGAAACTTCGATTGTATTTAAAATCTTGCGCCCATGTATTAACATACTCTCCATTCTTCGCACCGTCGATCAGCGCAAACCCTGACTTTGTTGACGATCCTGTATTCACCACGCCAACATTTTCACATATTATTCTTGCGCTTATCGTTATAGCGTCAATGTCTGCTGCCGTTGTTATTACACATCTTTTCGAGCCTGGACATCCAAAATACATATCTGCATCAGACAATGTAATCCCGGCAGTGGTTAAAGTATAACCATCTGCACTAAGGACTACAGCGCCCCCGGCGTAAGCATCTATTGCTTGCTGCACTTGTGTCTCGTCAGTTGTTCCAGATATTCCCCACCACTCAGGATAACGAGTTTTAATCCCTAATACATCTCCACTTCCATTTCCCCAGTCGAATATCTGCTGGTCTGGAGCAGCTATAATTGGCCCACTTATTGTAAGATCAGCATCATTAGCATCATCAGAAAGAATAGCATTATTAATAAATTTTAAAATTAATGTAGTAGGAGTTGTTAAGTTTGCAACTAACGTTTCATCCCTGTCCTGAGTAAGACTAACATTATCTATTCCAATCATACTAACAGCATTCACAAGTCCACCAAACCAACTTGAACGTAACTCAGTATTGTCAGCAAAGGTGATGGTTCCAGTCGTACCGAAAACTTGGCGATTAAATGCTTTGATGGAAGTAGTTTCAATGGTAAGTGTCTGAGCACCACCGACAGTAATCCTTCCATCCCTCCCAAATACCAGTGCAGTAGTACTTAGAATGGTCGGACTATCTGCCACAGTAATTGGTACAGGAACATAAAGTGTCCGTTCATTAGTACTCACTTTAGTCAAGGCAATAGTAAGTGTGTCATAACATCTGACATCAGTCCAGATCGCATCTCCACTACAAAGTGCTACATCAGACAAAGGTACAGGAGTGACGGCAAAAGCCAGTGATGATACTGTTAGCATTAAAGCTGTTAAGAATCCTAAAATTTTACGCTTCATTTCTTTCTCCTTTTAAATTCTATGAATATTTATATTTGTTCCTGACGATGTAAAGTTATTAGTACCACCTACATTACGAGCAGCAAAAGATAGCTTTTGTCCTGCTGTTAAATCAAGAAAAAATGATCCAGCCATATTGCCACGATCTGTCGTGTTTGAGAACTTACGACTAGGCCTTCCTTTGTCTAATAAAGTAGCATCTATGATTGCATCAAACTCAAAAGTTGATGCTCCAGTCAAACCATTACCACTGAAGAAGCCATGGAATAAATATATTCCATCAACTGGAGTTGTTAAGTTATCTCCTACAATAGCAAATCCTGTACCATCTCCAATAAAAGCAGCAGTCACATCAAAATGAGTAGCGTCGGCTACTGCAGTTATCATATGCTGAGTGTCATATCCAGTTCCTCCCACAAAACTTGTTGGGTCACCTACTTCAAATCCATGAGGTGCATCTGTTTCAATAGTAATATCTGATCCGTTTTGAACAATCGAGATAATTGTTGCTAATCCACCTTCATCTTCTATAAAATCACTACATTCTCCTTGCAGTAATCCAAACGCAGGATGCCAGACATTTGGTGTAACTATTACTATTGTCCTTGGGGTGTTGGAGTATGCCTCACAGTAATACTTCTGATTCCTCACTCCATTAACAGTAGAGTTATTTATTCCACTTACATTATCAGAATCATCAATTATTACTCCAGATGTTTGAATCTTCTTGTTTGCCCCTCCATCACCTCGAGTAATTGCATTGTCAACTAAGTTAGCATCAGCAATTACATTACCTACAGTAACCCCTACATCATCAAGACGAGTTACATGATCGCCTGCAACAGGTTCTCCAGCTGCTAAAGGTTCGTCTGTTTCAATCGCAGAATCAAATTCTGTTTCGTCATAACCTATGGCATTAATAGATGATCCAAATCTAATGTATTTAGTCATAACTCATTTGCTTTCTTTAAAAATTAAACGTAGCATTAAGTTCCCATCTTTCCCAAAAGATTGACAATTGCTATAAGTAATCCTACTACTGTCGTTGCCAAGGTTGCTACTAATAGAGTCTTATTACTGTCGATTTTAGTATCCATCTTCTCTGAACCCTCCTCTAGTTTTTCAATTCTATTTTCATGATCTATATGGGCGTCACATTTATTACTCATGCTGGTCTCCAGTTCTGAATAAGACTCTCATTCTCAAATTCAAGTTCACTGTACTCATCTTCTACATCATCATCTAAGTCTTCGGGATCAAAGTAAAATGCAAGTTCGTCCATCACTTTGATTATGTAAGCTGTGGCATCCATCACGTCCCACTTCTTACTCCTCGGAAACCACTGAAGCTGATTCTCAAGCTGTTGGCAATTGTCCTTATTATGATACATATAGCCCATCTTGTAGTTACCAGCAAGCATCGCCACACGGTCCTCTTTCTTACCTTGAGCATTTAGTTCATGGTAAAGTGGAAAAATGCCTCTTACTCGCATCTCATTTTCAATCGGCTGACTTATGAACTGATGCAGGGAGGTTACTTCAACTGCAAGAACTCTAGCATCATAAGTCATTACAGCATTAAATATATTGTCATAAAGTTGATCTGGGAATACCTTTTCGGAGATTACGTCACGAATGAAGATACGATGAGACTTCCGGTCGACACTTATTACGACAACTGCACTCTCGGCACTCTGCAACTTAACAGTCTTAGCAGGATCGACGATTACTACAGTCATTAAGTTTCGTGCATTAACACTTACAGTCTTATCCTTCTCATGAACTCTGAGAAAGCCACAATCTTGTGTGAAATACTTAAAGTACTCAGGCTTGAAAACTGCATCTTCTTTACTTATAGGAATGTTCATTCTCTCCATATAAAAAAGATCAGCATCTCCATTAGCTTTAGCTTCTTCATACTCCTCTTTAAGTTCCTCAGTTGTCATGTAATTCTCATCAAATGAGTTAAACTTCTCATCACAAATGCTAAGGACACAGCCCTTCCATGAAGGAGCATCAAGTTGTCTTTGAAGCTGACAATCTTCATGCTTTATGGTGTCAATGTAGATGAAGGTGCAAGGGTTGGAATACTTATCTTCAGTCTTCATAAGATCAGAGTTAAACCACTCATTAGTGGCGAATCTTATGTCTGGATTCTTAACTTCCTTCTTATCTTCCAAGTCATCGATTATTACAAGTTGAGGTCGATGCCCTGACCAGTTAAGTCCACGAATCTGTTGGCCTGAACCCCGAGGAAGGATGAAGGTGTTACCATAAGCAACCCATGACTTCTTACTGAAAGTGTCATCACCACCTTCGTAATCACTAATCTTGATGCTTCCGAAGTAATGTCTTACGATCTCATTAGTTAAAAGTTCCCTCTTAATGTTCTCAGTCTGCATCTCAGCTGAAGTTGCACTATTACTTACATAAACAACGAAATTCACATCTCTGAAAAGGATAGCTTTTTTAATCAAAGTTCGGGCAATGGTAGTTTTACCAATACCACGAGGCGCAGCAATGGCAATCCTTCTGTGCCCAGAATCTACCAATTCAAAGATTTGATCGTGGAGAATTGAGAAAGGTGCTGAGAAGAGATTAGGGAAGATTGTCTTAGCAGTCACCTTGGTACTGAGGTAACATTGCTGCATCACTTCATCAGTTGACATCTCTTCAGTGATCTCAGGGAGAGGAGTTATGACACTGTTTAAGTCCATTAACTTCTCATTAATTATTTCGTTGACTTCAAACATTATTTAAAAATCCCATCCAGTGCTTTCATTGCTCTATCATCCCACTCACTATCAGGATCAGTTATCTTTTCACAGATAAGTCTCCGAAGCACATGCTTATATAAAACTTGAGCCATCTTAAATGCTAATGTTTGCCACATATTTCCTCCTCAAGGGTAAGTCCCTTCAATTATAATTTCTCTTATTGTCTGAGCGCGAAACATTACTTGGTGGTAATAAAGACTGTCCTTAATCTCATGGCCTGCAAGTTCATAATCCTTTTCATAAAGCGCGCTTATTAACTTTCTAAATGTTGCAAAGCGAGAGGCACCTAAATTGAAGATCATATCAACAATGGCATCCCTTCTGATGTAATCAATTTCAAAGTTATAAGAATCATAAGTTCGAACCGCTCCTTCGTAATCACCTTTGAAGAAAACTTGATTAATCTGCTTACAGACTTTACTTCCCTCACTAAGATGATGCCCCCAACCACAGGTTAAGTTTCCAAGATGATCCTTATAAGTTACATCTTTATAACCTTCAAATGTTTTCGTTAAAGCTTTTCCTTTTTTACTCATAAGTTAT